GCGAAATCGAACCTTGTTTGTTGAGCAGCTGAATCAATATAAATATAATCAATATCCCAACGATCAATAAGTTTCTGGATCTCGCCTGCATGTTGTTCAGTGGTCCTCTCTGCGTTTAAATACTCGTCTACTAAGTAGAACTGTTCAGTGTCCCAGTCGTATGCTACTACACAGAAAGCTGTTGGGTCTTTATAACCCACGTCCATTCCTGCGAATACATCCATTTTACTGGTGTCAAATTGTGATAAATCTTGTACTTGTGTTTCAAAGTTGAATTTCCATATCTGCCCTTCATAAGTATTAAAGTCAGCTTCATACTCTTGCTTAAACTCGGCTTCGGACATCGACTTACGCGCTTCTGTAATGTCACTCTCTGACATTCGAGGATTGTCTTTATAAGTAGCTCGTATTGATGCCCATTCTGGAAACTCATCTGAGAACCCACGATAGAAGAATTCAGAGAACCAGTTGTTGCGACCCCGTGGGGTAGATATGAATAATGCTTTTGAATTTTCCTTATCTAGTGTGGGACGTAGTGCTACGTTGAAAGCATCCTTTCCATCTGCTAGTGCGGCTTCGTCAAAGATAATTAGATCATAGCTTCGTCCTACTGTAGAGTCTACCTGATTAACAGAACCCATACGAATAGTAGATCCATTAGAAATTTCAATGACTTTATCTTTTGCGTTATCTTTCGTTACTTCTAAGTCAAAATGCTTAATCAAATTTCTTTGAAGATCAAAAGAAATCTGAGACAAGGCATAGTTGGGTGACATAATAAGAATATTGGAGCCGGGTACTAGAGACACAAGCTGTCCAATAATGTTCGCTATGTACGTCTTGCCCTGTCGCCGGGAGACAGCTGCACAGACAAAACGGTACTTAGGGTTGTTTATCGCATTGATAATTGCTATCTGCGATGGTAAAGCGGTAACTCCCAGCAATTCCAAATAGGGATCGACTGGGAGTTTGAGAAACCTTGTCTCAGATTGTAAATCGTATATTTTGTCGGAAAGAATATCTCTCCTGCTTATTTCTACTGCCATTTTTATTTACATTCTATAAGTATTGTATTTTGCATTTTTGAGGGATTCGGCTACATCATTAATATATTTTTCCGACTCTTCGCACTCACAGGGGTCGCATTGACAATCTTCACACTCACAACAAGGCTCTAAAAAATAGCCGTTATCGTTAAGTTCAACACCACTTAAGTCAGGTGCATCTAGAGCTAGTGCTGCTAGTGCGGCTTCTTTAGTTGGGAACTTACGTAAGTTTCCGTCTTTGCCTCTCCAACACCATTTTCCACGTTTTTCGTATATCATGATTCTTTCCTTACTAGAGTCCAGATTCCATATCCTAGACCAACCCAAGCCATCATTTTTGCGAGTCCGCCGAACAGGATTACTGAACCACAGATTCCTATTAACATAGCGCCATCCCAAGATGTGCGCTCTTTCATTGCCATTTTAATCCATTTCATGTTGAGTCCCTCTCTTTTTATGACCGTTCCAAGCTACGAAACCTGCGAGACGCAGTGTCCAGTATGCGAGGTAGTTTAACACTTTGAATCCGTTTACTTCAATACAAATGTCACGAAACAATCCATCCATATACTTTTGGTCTTTGTATCCAATATTAGTTCCGTCTTTCGTCATAAGAGTAGCATACTTATATCCGTAGTCATGCACTAAGCCGCCCATAAGTAATACTCCAACAGGAGATAAGAAAGTTGCTAGAAACTTCGGTACAGAGGCTCCGTCAAATTCGAAACCTGCAGGAACTTTGTACTCTACACCATTTAAGCTATAATGAAAAGCTTCGCATATAACCCACTTACGACTTCCCATTAACCACATAAGTATACCTTTGAAAAAACCTTTGTCTTTTGTTGCAATAGGCACAGGCTGCATCTTAGGCATATCAGGGTACTTAAACTGTACTAAATCTTCTTCTTCTTTATCACACTTATTTACTACAAATCCGACTAGTACTAATACTGCGAGTATTGTCCACTGCCAGAAGGTCATTGCTAAATCAAGTAACATTTCCATTATTTCTTTCCTCCTACTGCTTCTTTGGCATAAAATGCCGCTACAATTGCGGCTACCGATACGAAGTAAGTAGGTGCCATTGATCCTAATGTTTTCTGAGCTTCATCTAAGCCCACGAGACTGGCTAGTACTACTGCGAAAGGGTAGAGTAGCATTCCAGCTAAAGCGAACCATGCCATGTTACGTTGTGCATCTCGCATTGCATCTGCATCTTCTAGTTCTTTACGTTTTGCTTCAAGGTACATCGCCTCTTCTGCATCAGATACTTTGCCATCTCCGTTTGTGTCTGCTGGATGAAATTCTTTATCTACCATTTGACTTTATTCGCCCAATACGCTGCAGACATTTTGCCTTTAGCTATATTCTTGCCGTGTCTGGCTTTAAAACTTTTACGCTTTGCTTTCATTGCGGCAGATTCGCCGGCCTTGGGCTTACCTGCCGTTTTAGCTCCCTGCTGACCGAAACGAATTGTTTTCACTTTACCGCCAGTTTTAGCTACAACGATATGAGACTTCTTTGCGTGTCCGGGCGTACGTTTAGGTTTATTATAACCACTAACTCCAGCTCTTTTTAATCTTGAATCTTTCTTTTTCTTTTTAACAGCCATTATGAAGGTACTCCCAAAGTAGTTAGTGTAACTACTAAGCCTGCTAGGAATAGTATTACCGTACCACCCATCATGGTCAAACGGCTTTCAATTCTTCGCATTGATCTGTCAAGTTCTTCTAGTCGATAGAAGCATGTTTTCCAGCGCTCTTCACATTGAACTTCGTGAATATGAAAGTCGCCCTCAAGGTCGTGCACCTTTGGAAGTACCTCTCGAAATTGTTGTAAGTCGCTATTATCCCATTGATCTCTATTCGGTTCCATTCAAAAGTTTTTCCATTAGCTTGCCATAATTTCCCTGACCGAATGGAACAGCTTCATTAATCTGTACATTCGTTTGGTTCTTTATGCTTCCACCCTGTGCCTTCTCAAGATCGGTCTGTGCCTTAATCTCGTCGATACGCATTTTATGTGCCATCTGTAGTAGGTCTGCTAAATCCTTGCTAGAATATACACCAGACTCGCGTGCTTCTTCTAACTTCGAGGCTATCATGTCGTCTAGCAGAGATCCTATGTTATTCTTATTCCGGTATCCCATATCTAAGTATATAGTGTCTATATACTGCTTTACTTCTCGCTTATTAAGCACTTCTACTACTTCGGGTTCTGACACCTGAAGATGTTGGCAGACGCCCTTAATATTGCCGAACATCAAATAGCTATTCGCAACTTCGAGACCTTCTGGACTGATTGTAGTTAATTCTTTTGTCATGGTTTAGATTATACTCAAATAGAGGTAAATTGTCAAGAACTTTTTTTAGGGGGTCTAGTCTGCCAAAGGGTTGTCTAGGGCTCTTTGCAGTTTCTTGGTTATACGGTCTTCTAGTTCCTTCATGTCTCGGTCAGTATCAGATTTTAAAGCGTCCCGCTTGGTTTCAAACCGGTCATTGGCCTTATCTATCATTACTCGTACTTTTTCTTCGGATTCACGAACTTGGTCTTCTACGCGGTCTGCTTGCTTTTCGATGGAGATAATATCATCCCGTAGTCCTGATTTGATATCTCGAGTATACTCAATGGCTTCATCAAGTTTTACAACTATCAAGTCGTTGCGTGCTTCGATAGCATCTGTGTCAATATTAGATATGACTTCTTTCATGTCCATATAATCATCATAGAACTGAAAGCCTGCCCAAGCGCCTCCGCCTAGAGTAGACAATGCAGTAAGCATGACCATCATCCTACCGCCTTTGAACGTCATTCCACCAATTTCGAACTCAGCCATTGTTATTCCTCCACAAACTTTAAAGCTCTGAGATTATTAATCTCTTGTGTTAGTTTCTGCACTTCCATGCGTTTAATCTGTAACTCTAGTTCATACAAGGTATTACAGTTAATTCTTTCTTTCGGCCCACCAATAGGTATTGTTATCCTAGCGTAGACACCCACATCTTTTACCTGCTCCATGGGCGAATTCATATAATTGCCATTCACGTCTAAACCGGGCAACCCATACGGATTGTTTTGCTGTTGGTCATTAATAAAGCCCACTACACCGAACTCAACATTAGTAGAGGAGCCTATAGCACTCTGACATGTAAAGGTACCACTTTGTACACGATCAGAAGCATAGCTCGACGGAGACGTAGGTATATTGAGATTCATTGAACTAGACTGACTCCAAGTCCATGAACTCCACAATATCAGTACAAGAATTATAAACTTCACA